TGTTTTTTTTCCATGTTACGCTCCTTCCGTGTTTTTTAATTGTTTTGCGTATTCTTCGAGTGGCACACCTAATTTTTTCGCTATTGCGACTTGAGACGATGTGAGTCTCACAGTTTTGCGACCAGGCTTTACGCTTCTATTAGCTGAAGCCACCGTCTGAACGGGGGTGATCGTTTGCTTTTGTTCAGTATTACCAAATTTATGCGGAAAGTCAACACGTATTCGTTTATCAACTTCAGCATAATACTCGTTAGAATTTGGATCATATCCTTCTTTTTCCGTTAAGTCCTTGTGTATTTCAAAAGCAGTGTATGTCATTGCTCTATCTGTACCGAACCATGAGTTTTTAGATGCCCATGCTTCTGCTCTTGGATCTGGATTAATAGGATCGTCCATTTGTTGGGTCTGAACCGGAGGCTCAGACAAAGTAACAGGTTTCTCAGCCTGTGTTTTTTCTTCTCTACCAGCTTTAGCTTGATCAAGTTTTGCATTCTCAAAAGCGAGTGTTGCAATTCTTTTATTAGCTTCTACTTGAGCTTGCGCATCTCCAGATTCAATCGCTGCAGCTAATTCTTTTTGTGCAGCTTCTAAACCTGTTTTAATACTTGTCTCAAATTTTTTAACATAATCAGCATCAGTTTTTTCAAACCTTGCTTCTAATGCTTTTCTTTTTTCTTCTACACCTTTTGCGTACTCAACAGCAGCTTGTTCTCTTCTTTCTGCTTCTCTCATTTTACGAGTTAATTTCGCAATACGAGATTGTACACCTTTACTGTAGTCCTCTAAATTTTCATCTTTCTTTTTTTCTTCTAACTTTGTTTCTCTTTCATTTTCAAATGTTTTATCTGTTTCTGTTTCTTGTTTCGGCGCTTCAGTTTCAATTACTGCTTCGTCTTTTTTTTCTTCGATATCTATTGTAGCATCGGGACCCGATGTATCAATATCAACCATCTTTTTTTCTTCTTCTGGCATAGCTTACTCCTTCCTATGTTTAAAACTCATGCAAGATGTCCTCTGGACTATCAATTGTTGCTAACACTTCATCGTCGTTTAGCAGACGCATTTCCCCACCATCTATTTTTATTCGGCTACCTGCATAACGTGCAAACATAACCCAATCTTTTTCTTTGCACCACGGACCTTCTGGATACCTCTCTTTATCCTTGTAGCACTGTGGACCCATAGCCATAACTAATCCTACTTGAGAAGCAACTTGTTGCTTTTCTAAAGTAGTTTCGGCTAATACTATTCCACCCTTAGTTTTCTCTTTCATTTTGAAAGGTAAAACTATCATCCTCCACCCAGTAGGTTTTGGTAATTTTGGTTCTTCTTTTTTTTCTGATGATTTTAAACCAACTAATTTATTGTTTGGTTTTAATATCGATGACTGTTCCTTCATTTTGCTCCTTATCATTTAGCAGGTTAGAGAGTTCCTGTCTTGTTGCCTCTAAGGCATTTATTTGTCCTATTATATACTGATACTTTTCCATATTGTCAACACCTCCTGATGTGACTGTTATGGATAAAGCTTCTATTCTAGTATTAACAAACCTAATTAGTTTTTTTATGACGTTTTCTAATTGCATCTTTACCTTTCTTAGCGATGGATGCAACTTGGCTTTTACCCATAACTTTAGCCCGTTGTTCCATAACTGTTAGTATTTGTATTTTGCGTGCAAAGGGTTTACTTACACGTTTTACTTTTGCAACAGTTGCTCTTGCATCTGCAGGTGTTGCAAATTTTATTTTGACTGTATCTCTTGGATTTTCATCCGTATACAATCTTCTTCCTGAACCTTTAGGCTTTTTTCCCGTTCCTTTTTTTGGATCCGCCATTGATAACTCCTTTTAATGTTTTAGCTTGTTTAGCATGTGTTTTAGATGCTTTAGTCAAACCTTTGATTACTTTTTTAATCTTTTGTTTTTTTAACATTTCCATCTCCTTCTTGCCTGACGGATACGTGAGTTCGGATCGTTACGAGTTTTTGCTGAAGCTCTTTTGAGCTGACCTAGTGATCTTGCGCAGTATGATTTTCTACGTTTAGCAGCTTTTGATCCTGGTTTCACTTTACCAGTCACGGCTGTTTTTAGTTTTGAACCGGGATTTAATCTTCGGTATGCTTTGACACCGGCTCGTGTCATACCAGCTCCAGACTTTGTAGGTCTAAAGTTTTTTTTATTTCTTGCAGGCATAGTGCCTTTTGAATAATCTTTTCTCATTAAATTATTCCCATTCTTTGTCTCTTAACCATAAAACCACCACCCATAGCATTTTTTCTTTTTGAAAAAGTTTTTACGTTTGTAGGTTTTGGTCCTGTGTTACCAGCTGCTCTTTTTCTAGCAACTGCAGATTTTCTTTGTCCCTCTGACATAGATCTTGCTTTAGCAAGTGGGACACATTTTGGATACTTACGTTTTGCATCTGCTTTCTGTTTTGATCTTCCACATTTTGAGAAAGAACCATCTTTCTTTTTGCTACCTATGTCTACCCACTTTTGAGCAAACCATGTTTTAAGTCCAGCTTTAGCCATGACATTACGAGTTCTTTCCGATAGCTTCTCTGTTTTGTCCTTTTATAGCTATCTTGCAAACTCTACCACCTTTTCCTAAACCCTGTCTTCTTAATTTTGCAGCTGCTTCTGCAACTCCACCACCTGCTTTATAAATTCTACCACCCATAGCTTTACTAGGTTTAGGTCCTCTAAAATCTTTTCTTTTTACACCAGATGGATCTTTAATTTTACCAGCGCAAATTTTAGAGGCATATGCATTTGCGTATGCCGAAGGGTATACTTTAAATTTTCGCTTTGCTGCGGCCTTACCTCTTGGACATAGTTTAGTCATTATTTTTTTCTCGCTGTTTGTTTTGCTCTCGCAAAGTTAGCTGCTGTTGGTGCACCTTTAGCACCTTTCTTACGCATTTTACCGCCACGTTTTCTTTTAGCGTGTATGTTTGCGTATAAACCTTTACCAGCCATTATGCTTTTTTATTAACTCCTCTTCCTTTTAACACATCAGCAAAAGTTACTTTGCCGTCTTTGTTTAAATCAGGAAAAGATTTTTTCTTTTTCTTAACAACTTTTTTCTTTTTAGCTCCAAAAGTTTTTTCTATTTTTTTGACGTCTCCACCTTTTTTCATCATAGGTTTCTTCATCATCATTCCGCCACCCATTTTACCAGCTCTACCGCCAGCTTTAAATGCAGGGACTTGTTTATTAAATCTTTTATTTGGCATTTTTATTTCCTCCGTTTCTAAAAATTTGTGTACCCTTTATACCATAAATACTCGCCACGACAAGGATCCAAAGATTAGTGAACCATGACGGGAGCTGCGAAAACATGTCAAAGAATAATTTTACCTTGTCCATTGCACTTGGATCGTCCGATACGACTGCCCAAGCCAGCACCACCACGGGCAAACTAAGAATTATTAAAACTGCCTCGTCTTTCCAGTCTGATTGACGAGCTTCTAAAAGTTTTCCCTGGTAAGCTTCTTTACCTTCGGCCATACGAGAAGCATGCATAAGCTGTGCTTCTGACATTGCCATTTTCGTCTTCTGCTTGTTCTCATAAATTTTACTACCAGCAGAAACGGCTAATTTTATTGCCGATAACCACATAATTAGTAAGCTTTAGAGTTTCTTTTTTTCTCTGCTAACATTCTTTTCTGACCGCCAACTGGCA